AATGTTTTGAGTTTGAAATGCACGATAAAGAAAAGTGTAAGCATTGCTTTGTTCAAGATTGCTTCCACAAGGAAACCATGCGTGATTACCAAGGAAGCACTCATCATCGTGCGCGCTTTATCGAGACGTGCATTACGTGTGAAGCATTTAGAGAGATGGTGTTTTATTTTCCAACTAAAACCAAGGGTCATATGTTTACGTGTGAAGATTGGGATCATGACGAGGTGAGCATGGAATGAAAGACGATCAGTTACCAGAGTGTTACGTACAAGCGAACGATGATTACTACGTATGTTACGTGATGCAGTACGATGACGAGGAACACATGGACATTGAGGAACGTGAATACCCAGGGTTTGGAGTTCCGATCATTGAAGTTGTCAAGACGTGTCGCATATGCGGTCAATGCGAAGTGTACTATCCTGTTTAAAAATACGGGATGAGCATTACAGCTGCTCGTACAGCATCGATCCCACCGACCATAGCGAGAGTGAGAAAAGATACCAGGACATTTAGTTTGACCAGGGTATCGAGATTTGTTTCTTTGTCAGCTCGTCGTTCTTCTCTGGACATCAACCATTGAGCAAACCGTTCGATTCGAGTTGCGGTTTTCACTTCTTCAATTGGTTTATCTTGGGTCATCTTGAGATCGCTCCTTGATTAGTTGTAGTACGGATTCATTGTCAGACAATTCTTTGGCTTCGAGAATTACCAGGTAATTTGCTTCATCACCTGCAGTAACTGCGAGGTTTGAAATCCATAGATCCTGGACAACTACATGATCGGGGTCAACAATAGACCTACTCATTGAACGAGTTGTTGCAGTAGTAGTCTCACGTGCCCAGCCGATCTGTCGGTTGTCACTCGCGTCCATTTCGGCGGTAACTGTAGGACTTAGAGAAAGGATGCAATCCACGTCGTCACCACTCGCTTGAGAGATAGCCCACACGTAAAACTCCTTGACAACCATACCATGAGTCAATCGACCATCGTTCAGAATCAATCGCTTTGTTGTAGCTGGTTCTACACGTCCTCGGAGAGTATGTCGCTTCACTTCTTCGCCTCCTTATGCGCTGCTTTGACTGCACGCTTGAAACCGCCTGCCTTCCACTTACCGTTCTTGGTCTTGTGCTTTTTAGCGATCTTCTTGAATGCTGCCTTGTAACGTCGGTTGTACGCTGACACCTTACGCTTGGCTTTCTTTGGTTGGGCGATTGCGTCAAGCGCGGTATTAGCACCAGTTACGAATAACTCAGTGCCTGCAGCGACACCCGCCTTGGCTTGTTCTGGATCAAGCGCAATAGCATAGGCGATCGGCAGAGGAATACCCATAGAGAGCAATTGTCCTAAGCGTTTGCTTTGTTCTTGATTCAACGTGAGCACCTCACTGTTGGGAGAGAGCGAGTGCCATTGCTGCAGACTGTGATAGGGTCTCGACTGTACATTCGAGAACAACCGACACCTGGTCGACAACTGCTTGAGCAGCACTGTCTGTACCAATGTAAATTTGCTCGACTGCAACGAGATAGCCATTGCGGAACATTTCAGGAGACAAGTCAGACATGTCGCTAACAGACGTGTTGCCTTGTGCAGCTGTGCCGACTACAAGTCTACCCGAAGAGATTAGGCTGCGGTCAGTAGCGTCGACCATTTCAGACTGTGATTGAGTAGTAAGTTGGTAAGCTGTCATACCGTTATCGTTGTTTGGCCCAGTTGGTACGTTTGTAGGTGATCCATATTGAACGGAGACACCGTGTATTCGTAGTACACTCTTGCCGAGTGCATCCACGTAAGCACCAAGGTCAATTGAGTTCTGTGCATAGGTAAGCCCGTTGGTTGATACTTTCGCTCGGATAAAGAACGAGTCTGATTTAGCCATACCACCGCCACACCTCGACGGTGTATAAAGTAAACCGCTTGTGCAGTCCCCTGCAATCTGCAGCCCATCTTCACGGCGAAGCCGTTAACAGACTGGATCGAAAAGCCGCTTACCACCCTCGCTTCGCTCCCCCGACCACCACCCCTATGCTGATGCCCCCGCTATATTATTCTATGCCGACCCCTTTTTTGGCGAGATACTAAATAACATTATTATTTAGCGTAGAATATGGCGAACCAATACTCCATAACCGTCAGTGATCGTGCTGACCACGTGCTAAAACAGTTGAAAGAAAGCGGTTACATGACCAGCCGATGCATCTCTGCAGCGATAGAGTTGCTTGGTCATGAAGCTCTTGTACGTCTTGTTACGTATCAACGTAGAATTGACAGGCTTCTGAAGGAGGAAGACGAATGAGCGACGAATGGATTATCTGCAGGTGGTGTGGTGGCGAATGTTTTGAGTTTGAAATGCACGATAAAGAAAAGTGTAAGCATTGCTTTGTTCAAGATTGCTTCCACAAGGAAACCATGCGTGATTACCAAGGAAGCACTCATCATCGTGCGCGCTTTATCGAGAC